TTAAGTAATGATTTTATATTACTATCGTTATTTCGACCGCCACCAAAATTAAGCGATTGACAAGCGTAAACAATAGCTTGACCATCAGAATCTGTATATGTATCAGCAACCAGACTATTCATAAAATCTTGAACTTTAATCGGCTCTCTTTCACCATCATGATAATGTACAACTTTTCCTTCTTCTTTAACAAACTCACCAGAAAAATCATACCCAGGCTCGTAACCAGTCAAATATCCCCATAATGGATTCCAGAATCTGTCAAAATCAAAAACTGTGGAAGCAGAAGCACCAGACATGGTAGTAGAAACTAATGATTTTGCAACTTGATTTGGCATAGCTACAGCAGAAGCCAGACCTTTCAAAAATCCTCTACGAGACATGTCAACTTCGCATAACAATTTCAATTTCATATTTCACCTATAAAAATGGGCGAGAAACATTTCTCGCCCATTTGGTTATTCAATCGTCAATTAAAGTTGTGCTATGATCTCTTCAGAGGTCAAGGATACGTTTTGTCGTGTCACACCAATGTTGAGAACAACAAATTCAGCAGCTCGGTTTGGCACCAAAATGACTGAAATCCAAAGTTCACCACGATCAATACGTTCAGCGGTGTTGTTATTCTCATCGATAATGGTCACATAACGAACCAAGCCACGACGAGATTGAATATCTGCCAAGAACGGATCAATCGAAGCTTTAATTTGTGACCATAAAATTCGATCATTTGGTTCAAACACAAATGACATTGTATTTTTGCGTAATTGACGCTTGATGTACATAATCAAACGACCAACATTAATACGATCCAATGCAGATGCATCAGGAGCTGATGTCTTCTGGCCCCAAATAATAATACCGCGACCAGGGAAGAATACGATTGGGTTAATATTTGTAAAATATTTGTATAGGTTATCACGCTGCCCGTTGTTCAACGCTACGGCGTTGAATGTCGTGGCTGTTCCAAGCGTTCCTGATACGTATCCAACATCTTCAGCCGCTGATACCAATCCGCGGCGCGTACCAGCTGGAGCAAACCACAGATCTGATACATCATCACTATAGGTAATTGTACGTAGAGCAATGCCAGACGCTGCGCATAGTACCTGATGTCCATCCAAGTTAGTAGCAACTCCATGTGGATAATAGTATGCAACGTTACGAGAGGTTTGTCTAGCTGGCGTTCCTGCCCAAGCGACAACATCTTCAGGGTTCTTATCAAATGGTGTATCAGCAATAACCATAGCCTCTTCTTGAATATTGATTGAAAGATTCAACATTTCATTGGCTAATTCAGGGAAACCAGGACATAAGATTAAATTATATTCATATAATTCAGACTGAATATCCGCATTACCGTTAATCACTGCACCCAATGCGGTCACAACTGCAACCCTACGGGCAGCGTCATTAGCACCAAGACTGGTTTTATTCAAGAATTCGGTAGTGAATTTGAATGAATCAGCAGCTCCCAATAACGTGTTTGCAGCTTCTGTTGGAGTCCAATTAGTTGGTTCTACTGAACCAAGATTATTTGCTACCCATTCAGCTGCAATACCAATTAAACCAAGATATCCTGTGCCAACAGGAGGATTATTATATCCGTTTGAATATACTGGCAGAGGAGCAAGAGTCGCATCATCTGTAAAATCTGATTCAAGGGTGGCAAAAGAGAATTTTTCCCAAACTTGCTGCGTTGCAGTAGCAATGTACGATAGTAACTCAGCTTGCGTCAATGTGATTTTATACAGTGGATCTGATGGAATGTATCCATTTGTTTGATTATATTCACTCAAATAAGCGTTTGTGATGTTTTCAAGCACATATGCAGATTCTTGCATTGCAATATCCCACATTTCACGAATATCAGGCAAGCTATCGTTTAGGTTCACGTTGGCCCGAATTACGTAAGCCAGGTTACCAATGCCCAAAAATTGGTTGAGTGCAAACACGCCGTATTCATTACGGACATCACCATGCTGTGCTTGTCCACTCGAATCTGTTAAGAATCGTGGAACTCCATACAATTGTGTACTTTGTTTTAACGAGGTAACGGTACGAATCACATTATATTCAAACGTGCCAGCGGCATCAGTGATGCCATCAGGTTGTTTCTTTTCATCAGCAGTTGCGATGAAAAATAGTGGAACAGTACTAGCCGCTGCTGGAATGAAGAAACTTTCATCAGTCACAGTGACCGATACGCCTGGGCTTACTAAATTTGCCATGTTTTATACTCCTTAGTATACTACTTTATTTTTACTTTAGTATTTATCAAAAGGTAACAAAAAAGGTTGATATTGTTGACATGACGTATTTGTATGGAAAATAATATAACAGGATATTGTCTATGAAATAGGCAAATTATCCTCACTCTGAATTAGTTCATACGGAATACCTTGGGCATCTAACTCATATATGATATCACTATCTAGTACGGATGCTGTACTCACCATTCCAATTCTCATGAATATTTTTGCAACATAATTATTCCTCACGTCAGCAGGCATGCTGATCAAGATGGGCATTGAAAAACTCATGACGCTTTTGACCATGCGACGTTCTTGTCCACTCGGATAATTACTATCCATAGATGGTCCACTAATTAATTCTACGCTTGTTAATCTTGCCATATCAAAAATAGCATCAGATGTTTGAATATTAAATTGAGGATCAAATAATGGCAATATTTGTTCAATAATTTGCATATGTTGATCATTATTACTTGCGTAAATCGCTAATTCTAATTTCATATCATACGGGACAGGTTGGCGTTGTTTGATCACTTGAATATCATCAGGAACCAATCCCCCCATTGGTACATACGCGTTTCTTCGCTCAGTACCTGTTCCATGCATCTTATCTTTAGCTATTTCCAATCCTTGGAAATAGGCACTCAATATGGGCAAACGAAGAGCAGCATTTTGTGTATTATTTGCTAATATCGCCGCTACAACACGATCTTGATCTCCATAATGAATCGGTACTGTGATTAATTTTTCATCAACAGTTCCCCACTTTCCTACTTGTACTTGAACCCCTGAAAATATGGCCATAAACTGGAGAATATAGTTCGTAAGTTGTTTGTTGTAATAGTATCCATCTTGTTGAAATGACATTTTGTTATTCCTTATCGTATGTTTTTGGCCGGTATTTTATGAGGACTTGATGCATATTCATCTAACCCTGATTTTTGTGAATTATATTGTGCTCTACGATCTGTTTCTAAATAAACCCATCGTTGTTTTGTTTTTGAGAATCGATATAATCGTGGAGGGACATCATGGGCCACACCTGCATATGTCATTCTATGATAATCATCATTGGTTGGATTCGTAGGGAAGTCTGGTCCCTCGGTATATGCTGCTCCGTTTTGTGGCATCCCATCTTCTACGAATAATCCAGTACGCTTGAATCCTAATTTTCTCAATTTCGGAAAATCTGGATCTGTTAAAAGTAATTCTTCTTCTGTAAATTCACGAATAGTATTTGATCCTTCGGAACCACGTTCTGGGACGGCCGTATTTGCAGTAGCCCGTATTGTTTGATCAATGGGGGTGTAATCTTGAACTTGTGGGTTATTCCCATCATTAATGTCAAATAGACCTGATGAATCAACTGTCTCTCCTAAATCTCCAAAGATATCTCGTGTCTCTTGTGAAGCTATTGCAATGGAAGCCGTAATTAATAACATTGTCGGCATCCAGCCTGGGGTGTATGATTGCGTGTCCCAAGAAACATCAGTAACCTCAAGGTATCTTTTGATTGGAGTTAAGTCAGGGGTATATTGAGTTTCACTCGGCAGTTCTAATATATCCCCAATTATTAACGGTCTCCCAATTGCGGTTACACAGGCATTAAAATTTACCTTGATTGAGTATGTTAGAGATGGTAATTCAATACCAAATTTAGTCAATTCAGTGTTAGAATTGACTAAATCATAATATCCTTTGATTTGAATTGGAGGCAATGAGTAATCACGATCGCGATTTTCTAATAATATCTTGTCTTGAATGTTATCAGGTCTCGTGAGAGCATAATCATGAAGCTCAAGAGCCTGCACCGCCCAACCAGTACAACTATCACCAGCAAAGACAATTGGTCGTAGTCTCCAGTATCTGCTAGGAACACTTTGTTTAAAATGTATGGTATTGAGGTGATCGTCATTAGGAAGAGTAATGATTGCAACTCCGTACCACTCTACCCCATTGTCAGATCGTTCTACCCGAGCTTTTGTCACTCTACTCGATTGATCAGTACTTTGCTTAATTTTTAATGTGGTTATATGTTGGCGTGCATCCGCTGGAATACCATACCGGGCCCTACCTGTTGGTATCTTTATGACACCAAAATCATACCCAATATATGCTGATGAAATAACATTGGGACCACTCTGGCGTGATTTCCATTCATTTTTATTAGTAGAAAAAGCAAAAGCTGCACTATGGGGAGGCATATCTCCACCCGATATTGGAGTTCCAGTACCAATTAAATCCAGTAATTTAGTCTGTTCATGTATGCCTAGTAATTTGTGGACGTTTATTTGCGCTCCTGCTATCTGCAAAGCTTCTTGGTTCAATCCATCCATATAACAATCGGTTTTTGGTTGTTGGGTCATGTCCCAAGGCCGACAATTTTTCCAATTGGATTGTGGTAAGCAAGTTTGTCCTGTTGCGGTTGGTTCACATGTTGTCACTTTTTTATCCTAT